GAGAATTATTTTCCGTTGCAAGAGAAAATCAAGAGAAAGAAAGTGTTTGGAAAAATCCATTGGGAAGAAAGACAGTTTTTTGGGTGCAAGGAAGTCTTGGGACGGCGGATAACCTCCTTTCTCTCTTCCGTTTCTATCACCTCCCTTTCTCTCTTCCCTTCTCTTCCTTTTCTCTCTTCCTTTCCCTCTCCATTGTTCTCTTTCCTGTTGCAACATGCTTTGAGTTTATGCTATAATAAAAGTATGGGGCAGAGTGGACGATTCAACGAGAGGTTCGACTCCTCTCCTGCTCCACCAATCTTAAAAGAAAGAGGTGATGTATGTATAACCTCGGATTGATTGGAAGGGCTTACAGTGGAAAATCTTCTATTGCTCGGGTCTTTGAGGATGAATTCCACTATACTCGTCTCTCGTTTGCTACTCCTATCAAGAAGATTACCAAGTATTTTGGAGATGATGGAAAATCTAAAGGAAAGTGGAGGAAAACATATATTGAGTTATCTTTGTTACTGAAGAGATCATTTGGGGATGATATATTTTTGAAGGGGATGGAGAGGCAGATGATGAGTGTACCGGGCAAGATTGTGGTTGATGATGTGAGATATCCGTATGAGGCTGAGTTTCTGCTTGAGAGGGGCTTTCTTCTTGTCTATGTGGAGACTCCTAAAGATATTCTCATTCAGAGGATGCTCGATGCTGGCGAAGATGTTGATTTCCTTCTTGAAGAAGAAGCTTACATTGACAATCTAAAGGATACTCTTCCCATCTTTATGGAGGTTAGCGGGTTGAGGGTTCCATTTACTGTTGCTTATGATATCTGGTTTGCAATGTTAAGAAAAAGCAGGCAGGAATTGGGAGTAGAATAGTGAAGCTGGTTGTTAGCAGGGTTCAGGATAATCACAGGATTTTATGTTATGATTTTGGTGAGGAGACTCAATCTCTTAGCTTAGTTCCAATCTCTGATTTGCATGTTGGGGGAGAGGAGTTTGACGAGAAGGCATTAGTTGAATTTCTTCAGACTGCTGAGAGAGAGAATTATTATCTCATTCTCAATGGTGATCTGTTTGACTGTGCAATCTGCGGGTCAAGAGGGAATGTGTATGAGGCAACGATGTCACCTCAGGAAGCTCTTGATTACTGCGTGAATCTATTTTATCCTTACAGAGATAGAATTCTCTGCATAAATACTGGCAATCATTCGCAGAGGATTAACAGGGCAGTTGGTATTGATGTTGATAAGAGTTTCTCTACTCTTCTTGGTCTAAAAGATGTTTACTCTGATACTGCTACCTTCCTTCATCTTCAGCTTGGGAAAGATAGGCACGGAAGAAGGTTCAATTATGTTTTTTACATAACTCACGGATGGGGTAATGGGAGGACAATTGGGGGAAGAATTTCGGCAGGCTCACAGCTCCTGATGTATGCCAATGCTAACTGTTATATTCTAAGCCATACTCACATCAAGAATGTTAACTCGACTATATTTAATGAGTATGATATCAGGACTAAGAGGCTGTATAAGAAGAATCAGTTCATTGTTCACAGTGGATGCTTCACCAAGAGTGCTAGGTATTCAATAAGGTCAGGGTTGAGAAGTTCATCTTCTGGTGCTCCTGTAATTAGTGTAAGTGGGAAAAGGAGGATGATAAAGGTGTTTATGGAGGCATTTGAGGAGGAGATATAATGTTATCTTATAGAAAAGGGTATTTGGCAGAGAGGGATCTGGTGAAGGTGCTTGGCTCCCGATATGATGCTCACAGAGTCCCATTATCTGGCGCAGTTACTGGATACGAAGGCGATATCATACTTCACCGTGATGATAAAACATATATCTGTGAGGTGAAGATAAGAAAGGATGCATTCAGGAAGATTTATCGGTTTGTTGATAAGTATGATCTGGTTGAGAATGGCTATCGGATTACTACTCTTGAAAGATGGCTTGAAGATATTTATGCGCCAGTAATGGAGTTTAAGATTCCAAAGACAATAAAGGACTGGCTTATTGATAGAGACCTGTTGTTTTTTAGAAGTAATTATAGGAGCTGGCTGATTTGTGAAAAAGATAGTTCAGGTCAAGTTTCTTGATCACTCAGTTATCCCCTCTGGCTTTATTGATGAACTTGAGGATCCAGTATATGGTTATGTCTGGGGCTTACTTTATGATGAGGACGAGTATTACTATTACATCATCACTCATTATGTCCTCAACACTGAAAATGCCGATTATTTTAAAGTTGTGAAGTCTGCAATTGTTGATTTAAAAGAGATAGGAGAGTTTTCTGAATGAAGATATCAGCGTGTTTGATAGTCAAGAATGAAGAAGAAAATATTGAGAGATGTCTTGCTTCTGTCAAAAAGGTAGCAGATGAGATTGTGGTAGTGGATACTGGCTCAAAAGACAGGACAATCGAGCTTGCAAAACAGTTCACTGATAAGATTTTCAGATTTAAATGGAATAACGACTTTGCCAAGGCACGCAATTATGCTCTTTCTCATTCCACTGGTGATTGGATTATTTCTATAGATGCAGATGAGATATTTCATTCCAATATTGACTTGAGAAGCTTTCTTGAAACATTACCTGATAATATAGGCGCACTTGAAATTAAAATACTCAGCCAGACGGGAGATTCTTTCACTATAAATAAGTTACCAAAGATTTTCAGGAAAGGTTGTTATTTCTCTAATAAGGTGCACGAGACAATTATTGCTTCGATCGAAAAGCTTAATCTAAAGATTCTTCCTGTTGATTCTATCTACTTTATCCATACTGGCTATACTCCCGATAATATCGTGTTTAAAAGGAAAAGAAACCTAGAGATACTCAAGAAAGCCATTCAGAAGGAACCAGAGAATCGTGTGTATCACTTCTACCTTGCTCAGGGCATTCTTCTTGGTCTCTATACTGCTCCAGATGTTGATTATGCAGTCAAGCTCCTTGAAAACATAATCGCCAATCCACCTAACAATAATCTGGCAAGTGAATCTCTAAAAGTTCTTATTAAGTATTTCCTTATTCACGATCCTGATAGAGCTCTTCCATATATTCAGTCTCTTGAGGTTTATGATAAACAGGCTAGTGATGTATTTGCTGGAACTTATTACTATATCAAGAAGGATTGGGAGAGATGTTATCAGAACCTCCATCCTTATACATCTGCTCTTTTAGATATTGATATTGGTAGTATGTCTATTCTATCTGCACTCAATACTCGCAGATATGAAGAAGGTATCTCAATCTTTAGAAAGCTTCCAGTCAAAACTCCGAATGCATATGTCTATACTGCAATGTGTTACAAGAGATTGGGAGACAATAAAATGGCACGGAAGCTTTCCAATGAAGCTCTTAATTTTAATCCACTCAATCCTCTTGCAGTCAGTCTTATCAATCTGATTGATGAAGAAGAATATGTGGATAGGAGTTACAAGATTCTAGTTGTATCTCCAGTAAGACAGGATCCTGATGTGTTAAAGGTTGTTCTTGATAGCTGGAGGAATCTGAAGACTGATAAGCATACTCTTGAATTCTTCTTTATTGATAACAATGAGCATCCTCTTAGCAGTAAGTTACTTGAACAGTTTGATGCTCCCAAAACAATTCTTAAAGAAAAACCAGATTTACCTTATATAAGAAGTAATCTTCACCACTGGAATTACTTTCTTGTTGAAAAAGTAGCAAAGTTCAAGAATACTGGCATCAGATATGCTCTCTCTCGTGGCTTTGATTATGTCTTCTTCCTTGATAGTGATCTGGAGCTTCATCCCGATGTTCTTCTGGAACTATTGAAGGCTAATAAACCAATTATAAGTGGGGTCTTCTGGACCAAAGCTGTTGGGTTAGAATATCCTCAGGTATGGCTACAGGATCAGATATCCTGCTATCAGGTTTGGGCTAGAGAGAATGATTTGACAGAAGAGATGAAGGTTGCTTATAAGAATTCATTTTATGAAGTCCTGAAGAAGGAGAATATGCCAATAAGAGTTGGTGGACTCGGTGCTTGCACTTTGGTAAAAAGGGAGCCATTGGAAAGAGGAGTTAACTTTGATCCTATTTATAATGTCTCTTTCTTTGGCGAAGATAGATGGTTTTGCATTAGAGCGGTAGCTCTTGGATATGATCTGTGGGCGCATCCTCTTCTCAATGCTCCCATAATTCACCACTATGTATGATTATCAGAAAGTTCAGTCTTTAATAGATGCTTTTGTCAGACAGAAAAGGCTAAGGAATAATCCATTGATTGATGTTGATGATTTCACTCAGGAAGTCCATCTCTATTACCTTGAGCATGATACTAAGCCAAACTTTCATGATATTCTCCATATTTATACCAGAATGAGAAATGAAGCACGCAAAAAGTTGAAGCATGAACGAAGTTTGGAGGCAATGTATGAACGAGAAGAGAAGCTTAAGTGACTTTGAATTAGCTAAGAGGTTACTTGAACCTGATACTGATATCAATGAGCTTCTTAAGGATGAGGAGATAGTTAATAGGCTCAACGATCCCATCTTTCAGAGGTTTGTCCTCAAGCTCCTGAGAGCAAGAGCATTTGCATCACTTCCTCTTTCTATGATCAAACTGATTGAATTAGCAGAATCAGGAAAAGAATCAGCAATATCAATGTTGTTTAGGATTCTAGATGTTGACTTTAAAGAAGTTGCTACGAAACAGATTGACAGGGCAGAGCTTGAGAAGAAGATAAGTGAGTTACTTAAACAAAGAGGATATTGATTCTGCTCTCCTCTCTCTGGTAGAGGAATATTTCAGGGCAGAAAGAATAGAGAAAGCTAAAGACTTCTTCTATTTCAGCTCTGAATACTTCTATAACAAGTATCCTCCCTCGAAATACCACAGAGAGATTGCTGATGCTCTTCAGGATTTTAGCATTAAAAAGCTTGCTATCATAGCTCCTCGTCAATCCTCAAAGACTACCTTATTACAGAGATTTGTTATATGGTCAGCAATTATGAAAAAGTCCCATTTTATAGTTGTAATAGGACAGAACTTTGACAGGGCTAAGGATTTCATCAAGGATATCAAGTCAGAGATAGAGACTAATGAGAAACTTTATAATGACTTTGGAAATCTAAAAGGTAAGGTATGGGCTGAGGAAAGTATCAGGCTTGGAGAAGACACTCAGGTAATGGCTTATTCTAAAACATCACTTAGAGGAGTAAAGTGGAAAAGCTACAGGCCTGACCTTGTAATCATTGATGACCTTGAGAGTGAGCAAACCGTCAATACCAAAACCTTCTATAGTCTAAAGGAGTGGTTCTTTCAGACTGTTCTCTTTCTTGGTGATAGTGATACAAGATATATTATGCTCGGGACTCTGCTAAGTAATCGAAGCATCCTTAGAATGATCATAGAAAATCCTTCTTGGAAGAAGTTATTCTATAAGGCGGTTATGCGATATGCTGATAACCAGTCACTCTGGGCTAAATGGTATAAGATCATAAGTAACAAAAACGATCCCAACGCAATGATAAATGCAAGGAAATTCTTTGAGGAGCATAAAGAAGAGATGCTGAAAGGAGCAGAAACATTTTGGGAAGAGAATCCTTCCTTTGATTACTATAACCTGATGATTGAGAGATATGTATCACCGGGTTTACTTGCATTTGAGTCAGAGAGGCAGAATAATCCCATACAGAGAAAGTCCTTTCTTGTCCCATATGATGCCATCCAATTCTTTGAAGAAGCTCCTACTAACCTTACTTACTTCCTCGGAGTTGATCCATCTCTCGGAGTTGAGGACTATACCGCATTTGTTCTTATTGGGACTGATGAGTTTGGAACTCCCTATATCATTGATGCATATCAGGAATTAATAGATAATCCCAATAGAATAATTGAAATTATTGAAGAGTATGATCGGAGTTATAATCTGAGTTTAATTGGTATTGAAGCTTTTGGTTTCCAGAGATGGCTGAAGGCTTTGCTTCTTGAGAAGAATAAGAAGATTGCTCATAAAGTGGTAGATATCACTTATCAGCTGGATTCAACAGTAAAGGGTCAGAAAAAGATAAAGCTGGGCTCTATGAGGAACAATATTCTGAGGTCCAGATTTAACCGTAATCTTATTGATTTGATTGAGCAGATTGTTGGCTATCCCGACGTTGAGCATGATGACCTTCTCGACGCATTATTCCTTGCTTATACAGTAATTGAGAAATATGCTCCGTTGTTGATAGCATAGCTTATTAATGTTATATAAATAGGATGGCTTTAAAAGATATCTTTAAAAATCTATTCAAAAGAGAGGTTTTAATCAAGCAAGAGGAGTATGAGGTTGAGAGAAGATTACTTGAAGAAGCACCTCGTTATGCTCCTCTTGCTTATCTTCAATCATCAGTTATTTCTTCCTGCGTTGATTATATTGCTTCAAGCATTGCGAATATTCCATACGAAATAGTAAGACTTGATGGATCTAAGTCTAATTCTTCAATCGCAAAACTTTTTGAACATCCCAATGAGTCTCTTACATTCTTAGAGCTGATGAAATATACCATTTACGATTATTATCTTTTTGGCTACTCATTCTGGATAAAGGATAGTCCGAAGAAGCCAAGCAGTATTGAAATTGCAAGGGCATTTGATACTCAGTTAAATTATGATGACGAAAATAACTTGGTAAGTATAGTATACAAGAAAACTGAATATCCAGTTAATTACCTTGTTAAATTTATCAATTGCTCACCTGTAAATAATCTACCAGAGTCTAAAATTCAGCCAGCGCTGGCAGAACATATAGGAGACTGGTATCTGCTTAGGAGAATGCAGGAGCTTGATAAGAATGGTGGAATTTACCATCCTATCATCACTCCTGCTAATCAGATGCTTACAGAACCAACAGTTAAAGCTCTTAAGGTAGAATTACTGAATCAGTTGCGCTCAAGTCCAGAAGTTCCTATCATCTTCAGCGCTCCAGTTGAAACAATTAATCTTGCTACTGACTCTGGAAGAAGATTTGCAGAAGAAAGAGAAATTTACAGAAAGAGAATTGTCAATCAGATTTTTGGTCTAATTGATCTTGGAACTTATTCCAATGCAGAGTTGGTTGAAGCAACAATATTTCTTGGGACCATAGTCAATATCGCACGATTTATTGAATCAAGAATTAACAAAGATCTCATTCAGCCATATGATAAGGGTTTAAGGTTCAGGTTTGATATACAGAAAACTGATAATTACAGAAAGGTAATTAGTTATGTAGTCCGTAATCTAGTTGTTCTTCTTGAAAAAGGCGTTATTACAGTTAATGAGTTAAGACAGATGCTTGAGCTTGATACTATCCCAGATGGGGATGTGAGAATGCTAAGCTCCAGTATCGTTCCATTCAAGAATGATGTTGAAACATCTAAAGGACTTCCGAGTATATTCAATAAAACCATTGAATCTCTTGAAAGATCTGAAAAACTGGATGACTTCTTCAATGGCAAGATTAGTTTCTATGATATCAAAAATTACTATACCACTTTAGCTGATATTCCTGCACTCAAAAGAGCAATTGCTGATTTGAAAGGCGAAGCATTTGCGGAAGAGTTTGAGAACAGGTTTAAACAATTCTTCCTGTCTAATTTAATAACATCCAATGGTAAGAATGAGTTTATTCTGAAGATAAAGGAGTTTCTAAATGAGTATGCAGGAAGTTTTAATTAAAGAGAAGTTTGCCATAATAGAAGATGGCAAACCTAAATATCTGGTTGAAGAAATAAGTCTGAATGAAATTTCAGAAAAACTAAAAGATGCTCTTGATTTTGATGCCGAACTGCATTTTCTATCATCTCCTTATGGTCCAAACTGGAGCTTTAAGCCATTGTATGATCTGGTTCTTAGGAGTGATGATGCTACTCTTGTGTGGATCCCGTGGTTTGTTTCTTTAAGTGGGTCAAGTATATATGGAGAGGAACCAAGAGATGCGGATATCATTATCAGAGCACCAGAGAAACTTGCTCCTGATTCTGCTCTCCATCTTAAGCTTATCAGGTATGGGTGGGAGAATGATACTGCTACTTTCGATCTGGTGCTTATCCCTGCTGAATCGAATATTATCTGGATTAAAGATACTGTTGAGAAGATGTTCAGCAAAGCTGAAATCTTTAGAAGTGGAAACCAAAAACTTGAAAGAGAAGCTCTTCAGTCAAAAGAGAAAGATGAAGTAAAGCCAGACAGGATGATAATTCCAGCCAAGCCAGAGTTATCTCCAGTTCACGCTTATAGAAGTGGCGAGGTCTTTGATGTAGATGTTCTAATTGAAGAAATTAGGCGTTATGCTAAGAATAGAGGAAAAGATTTTGTGGACGTAATCCTTCAGATGAAGGTAGACGGGGCAAGGCATCTGGTTTTCAAAAAGGGAAAGAAAATTAAAATCTATTCTGAAGATGGAAGCTTGAATACGGAGAGATTTCCAGATCTAGTTGAATTCCTTAAAGGAGTTCCGCATGATCTGGTCCTTGACTGTGAAATTGAGCTCTTTCAGGGGAAGGAACATCAGCCAAGAGAAATACTCAGTGGAGCTATACATTCTAAGAAACCTCTTGAACCTAATCAGCATTTTGTTTATAACTTCTTTGACTGCATATATCTTGATGAGGATATTCATAACTTGCCATATATTGAAAGGCTAAAGAAAGTCCAAGATGCAGAGATTTTCCAGCATTCTGAAGATGTTGAAAGATGGAAGACTGATATTAATTTTCTCAAGTCCTATCGAGCAACGAATCCTGAGGGAGTTAGAAAGGTATGCCTCAAGTTGCTTGGTGTAAGAGATTCTGAAGGAGTAATGGTGAAACCTGCCGATTCAATTTATCCTCTTAATGGAAGAGCTCCTTGGTGGAAATTCAAGAAATATGCTGAAGTTCACGCTCTAGTATATGATAAAAAACAGACAAAGAAAGGTGACTACAATCTTTATGTAGGAGTTCTTTACGATGGAACTCTAGAGATTCCACCTGATAATCTCATAGAATACAATGGCAAGAAATATGTTCCTGTAGCTGTAACCTATAATACCAGTGTAGATGTTCCAATCGGCGCCATAGTTACTGTTAGATTCCACAATGTGAATGTATACGAAGGAAGAGTAAATCTTTATGAACCAACATTCGTTGAGGTCCTTGATACAGTTACTGAACCTGATTCACTCAGAGATCTTTTAAGTATTGGAGAAGAAGCAGAAATTCTAATAAGAAAATCTTACTGGTTACCACTATGGGTTGATGAGTCAAAGGAATATGAATTCATGATACACAGGCATTTCAGGGGTAAATCAGTATCTGATAGAACACCCATACACATAATGTATCAGGGTCAGTATAACATAGTTCCGATTTATACCCTTATTCCTGCATTTGTAAAGGAAGACTACTATGAGCCAATAGACTGTTATGTATGGACTTCTAAAGGTTGGAGTAAAATAAAAAGCGTAAGCAGGCATTATAACAAAGATAAACTTGTTGCTGTGCATTGCAGGTCTGCTCTTGTAGAGATTACAAGAGACCACTCTATCTTCTCTGATGGCAAACCTGTTAAAGGAATTGAGCTTAAGGTTGGAGATATAATAGACACAGTTAATATTCCACAGTTTGAACATAATGAAGTGGTTGATGAAGATATCGCAAGATTGCTTGGCATAATCATCAGAGAAGGTCAGAGAGCTGAAAAGATGGTTATTATAGGTAAGGAGCATCAGGAATTAATAGACAGATTGAAGAGGAAATATTCTATTTTCTCCCTTACAAGCGATGATAAGATAGCAATATCTGGTCTCGGTATTATTAATAGTTGCTTTGCTGGTAAAACCGTTCTCTACAAGCGAATACCTCCTGCTGTATTTAACTGGCATACTGATTGTATGAAGGTATTTCTCGAAAATGCATGCGTATCTCCCAAGAAATTCAGAGCAGAGAACTTCCAGCTAGCAGAAGGACTCATCGTTCTCGGTAGTATAGTCTATGGCAAGAAGTTCTCTGTTTCAGCAGGCAAACATATCACAATTGATTTTAATGATGAATACGATAACAAGGTTCTCACAATTGAACCAAAACACGACAAGTTACCCGAGATTTTGCAATATGATGATTCTAAATTTGTTTATGATATTGAGACTGAAAATCAGGAGTTTGTAGGAGGAATTGGTCTGGCAAGATTCCACAATTCCTCACATTTAGATTTCAGGGCTAAGATTTAAATGGCTGAAGAATTAATTGGTTTTACAATTCAGGATGCCATACCGGGAAAGATAAAAGAACCAGTTCTTACTCTTGAAGATGCACGGAAATATCAGAATATGGACATCTGGAAGATTGACTGGAAAACTGGAGCATTTAAGAAGCGAAGAACTGCAGATGGAAAGATAAGAGCGGTATCTCTTTGGGCTACTATGAAAGAGAAAGAACCAGTTGAGTGGTTTGATTTTGAAGGAGTAGTTCCACCGCACTCTGAAGCTCCAGATATTCCGGGTTCTACCAAAAATTACCCGGGAGTCTTCCTGATAATAGAAAAAGGTAAAATTGAGTATGGTTTCTCTAAACCATATATGCTTGAAGTCTTCCTTCACGGAGAGAAGCTTGAAGGAAGATATCTATTTAGAGCGCTGGGTAAGGAAGAACTTGAGAAGGGTCAGTATATTGATGATGATAAAGTCTTTCTGCTTGATAAGGAAGATATTCTTCCGCCATCAGAGGCTGAAGACAAGTCTCCATCTCCGATACTCTTTCTTTTTATAGAAACAGTTGACCCTACACCATACGTTCTAAGTGATGCGGTAAAGAAAGACCTTCTTCCTCCATATGGAATTTCTGCTTTACCAAAAGAAATAAGAGAGAAGATTCCAAAAGAGTTAAGATATTGGGAAGAGAAAGATAGAATGAAAGCGCTTGAAAAGAGAAAACAGATACTTGAGCTTGAAATCTTAAAGAAATCAGAAGGCAAGTTTACTCTTCATAGAAGATACTGGCTTGACCCAGCACATAAAACAGTCAGATATGGTCCATCTCAGGAGGTTTATGATCTCACTATTCTAGATGGCGATAATCTAATTCATTTCTCGATTCCCGATAAACCAGAACCGCTTCTTGGATTTCTTGGTTATGAGACAGGAATTGACAGAAAGATAATGGATATTAAAGAAAAGAAAGAAATTGAACCACAAACAACACTCAATCCTACTAAATCTACTCCCTGCTTCATAGAGTTAATTGATAGTGGTAATTGCACAATCTTTGAATCCTCTCCAGAGTTTCTAAAAGTTAAGTTTAAAGGTAAATTGCTAGATGGCTTGTTTGTTGCCAAGAAAGAGGAGAATACCAACATATGGGAGTTTGAAACCTCGCTAGTCCCAATAAACAAGTTTGTCCCATTAATTAAGGTAGATGAGTTTCAGGGAATAGTTACTGGTCCAGTCCTTATTCCAGACTCTGTTGATGCTCAGGGACACATCATCACAAAAGAAGAGATCGAAAAGGCTATGTATAACTTTATGAGATATTCAAGGAATTTTAGTTTCTCGCACAACGGGAAATTTATCAATGATGAAGTCTTTCTGCTTGAATGCGCTCAACAGAAAGGCGATTATGTTCTTCCAGATGGCAGAGTAATCAAGGATGGCACCTGGTATATTACCATTCAGGAGACCAATCCAATTAGAAAACAGATGATCAAAGAAGGTAAGATTAAGGGATTCTCTATAGGCGGAGTTGGGCGAATGAAGGTAATTAGTTGGGAGGAAGCTAGATGAGTCAGGTTGGTTTACTTGAGGATGTTATGGTTGTAGAGATATCTGAAGTTGAGAATCCCGCTATAAGGGAAACATTCTATATTATGAAGGGTGATAAAATGGTGGATATCTTCTCTGATGCTTATTATGAAGAGTTGGAGAAAAAGCTTGGCAAGAAAACAGCTGAAGCCATAAAATCTGCTCTCCAGATACTTATGCCAGTATTTAAGAATTCTCCTGATGATGTAAAGTCTGCAATAGTTACTCTGGCTGAGGCTGTAGGCTATGGTTACCCAGAACCAGATAAATATCCAGCTCCAGAACAGGTTGAGCTTGAGAAAAAGTGGGAGAGCAAGATAAATACTGTTGAAAAGGTTATTAACAGGATTGCTGAACAGGTTGACAGGCTGATAGAGGAGTTTGAAAAGTTAAAGGCAGATCTATCAGAAGTCAATCTGAAGAAGTCCGATAACCCAGAAGATAATTCACAGCCTCAAGTGGATGTAGGACAACTCAGCAAAGCTCTCGATGAATTGATATCTTTAGTTGAGAATAAGATTAAAGAAGAAGAAGCAATTTATAGTGGACTTAAAAAACTTCTACGAGGTGAAAATTAATGAAGGAGATTCTAGAAAAGGTAGACAAACTTAAGAATCTCTTAGCTAACAAATCAGATGGCGATATAGTTGATCTAGTAAAGAGCGAGTTAAACAAAGCTACGAAACAGCCAGAGGCATATTTCAAGAAATACTCTGATCAGTCCATAGAGGAAATATCCGATAACCTCTACATCCTCTCCAAAGCTCTTAATGTTCCTCCAACCAATCTGAAATACTACAATGATGTTTATAAGGTCTATCTAAGCAAAGCCGTTACCACTTCAGGGGCTGGTTTGGGTGCTGAATGGATTCCATCTGAGCTATCTCCCAAGATTCTTGAATTAATGGAAGAGAAGTATGAAGTAGCTAACCAGTTCCAAGAATTTGATATGCCAACCAATCCTTACAAGCTTCCAGTTAATCTTGAACAATTAATAGCTTACTACAGGGCTGAAGATGTCACTACTGCGCTTACAGATATATCCTCTGGCAAAACAATCACAGAAGATGTAGTATTAACAGCCAAGAAATTTGTAGCATATATACCAATATCTGACGAAGCAACTGAGGATATGTTAGTATCTGCTCTTCCTGCGATCAAAGAGGCTATAGCTAGATCCCTCGCAAGGGCGGTAGATACTGCAATAATCAACGGTGACGATTCAACTTCTCATATGGATAGCGACGTAACAAGTTCTAGCGATCCAAGGAAAGCTTTCAAAGGCTTGAGGAAATATGCTCTTTCCGCCTCTCTTACGGTAGATGCCAGCGGAATTACTAGTGACGTTGCTCCAATCAGAAAGATGAGAATCAAGATGGGTAAGTATGGCATCAATCCTAAGGATCTGGTTCT